ACCGTCCCTCTGACCGCCTTGAACTTGCGGCGGAGGTCGGTGATGCCGAACTCCGCTCCCGTGAGGTCGCCCTCCAGTTGCAGCACCCGCTCCCTGAGCGCGTCGCGCTCCCGCTCCATCGACTCGTACTTCTCGATGAAGAACCTCTCGAGTCCCTCGTAGCTCACTGCCTTCCTCCTATCAGCCATGCGAGGAGCCATAGCGGCAGGAAGGCCAGGATGACCAGGATTGCCGCCACGTCTCCCGCTATCTCTCCGATTTTTCGCATCATCCCAGGGCCTTCCGCGCTTCGCGCAGCAGGCCGCTCTTGGTCTTCTCGCACGCGATGTGCACCTCGCGGATCAGCTCGATGCGCGTGTTCTTCTCGCGCAGGCTGCGCTCGTAGGCGTAGCCCAGGGCGGCGTCGAGCGAGTTGAACCAGTTCGTCGTGTACCACTCCCCCGCAGTCTTGCCCTTCTCGCGCAGCTGCTGCACCTCCCAGGCGAGGTCGCCGCCCTCGATGCGCCAGCCCTTCCACTCTGGCAGTTGGATAATCATCGGAAATTTCCTTCCTGCGGCTGTGTGGGCCTCGTGCAGACCCCATTCCGCGTTTTCATGTGTTCGTGTTCGTCTTGCCGCTTCGCGCGGCTCTCCACGGCTCTGCTACCACTGAACGTAGTAGTCGGTCACGCCAGCGTCGCACCCGCTGTCCATCACCACGCACTCGCCCTTCGAGCCTTCGAACGTGGCGCCATGCGGCATGTCGGACGCCGCGACCACGTACTGTCCCTCGGCCGTGCGGTAGAAGCCCTCGCCGTCCACCGTCCACTCGTCGGTGCGGTAGTGCCTCGCGACGTTGCTGCTGTAGTACGTCTCGGTGCGCCCGTCGTGGTAGTTCACTCCCGTGAAGGCGTTCAGGCCGTCGCTTGGCATCTCGTAGCTCGGCGCGTAGCCCGTCGGTTCGTAGTAGGTCGGCTCCCAGGATTGCTCCCAGGACGGCTCGTCGGGGATGGGCTGCGCGGCGTGCTCGGCCGACCAATCGCGCAGCGTCTCGACGGCCTGCCTCGCGTTGTCCTTCAGCTCCGCCATCCTGATGCGCTTGAGCGAGTCGCTGTTCAGCTTGTCGCTCGGCGCGACCTGCCAGGTCCACTCACGCTCGATTTCCTCCGCCTGCGCGGATGGCACCACGAGCGCGATGGCGACTCCCGCCAGGATCGCGAGCAGCGCGGCCAGGATTGCCATGTCCGCCCTCCTTCTCAGGCGCTCCTCGCGGTCGAGATCGGCGCGCAGCAGGTCTATCTCGCTCACCACCTTGCTCTTGATCTCGCCCCTGGGGGGCTCGTACGTCCAAATCTCGGTCATCGCTCCGCCCTCCTCCTGCGGTACGCCAGGTTGCAGCACGCGGGGCCGCAGTATTCCTTGTTCTTGCGCGTCGTGTCGAAGCGCCTGCCGCACGCGGGGCACGTCCGGTGGTACACGTGCTTCTCGTGGCCCCTGATGGCCTCGCGCGGCCTGATCCTCGTGAGGTTCAGGTACGCGGGCTCGGGCTCGGGGTCCACGAACTCGCCGAGGTCGTTCATGATCAGCGGCATGTCTGCCTCCTGTCTGGCATATGCTGTATGCCGTAATCCGGCAACAGCTGTTGCCGTATCGCTGTTGTCAACTTGACCTGCAAAAACACCCGAAACGGCAACGACGGCAACTTATTTCCCTATAAACCTCTTTCGTCGCGCGCGTGCGCGCGCGTCGCGTTAATAGCAGATTTTTTTGCGTTGCCGCTGTTGCCCTTTATATTGTCTCTGCAGGTAAACCAATAAAAATCAACGGCAACAAGACCTGTTTTTTGCGTTGCCGTTGCGTTGCCGCTGTTGCCGCTCATCGCTTCGGCACCCAGCATCTCTGCTTGCCGTATCTCATCGTCTTCAACACGGTAGGCAATCGCACCCACCCCTTGATGGAATCCATCGCCCGGTTGATGTCGTTGATCGCGTAGCGCGAGTCCCTGCGCCTGTAGTCCTCTGGCAGGTTGTCGTATATCTCGCGGCTGCATACCCTCTCGCCAATGCTCCCAGCGCCAGCATCGCGCGCCGAGTATATGCGCTCGTCCATGTATTCCGCTATCAGGCCGACAAGCGGGTCTTCCTCGGTGTAGCGTTCCTGCATCGCCTCGGCCCGCTCCTGCATCTCCTTGGGCAGCACGAGCGCGGGCCGCTCGTCCTTCCAGATGCGTACGGCCTCAGCGACAGCCTGCGCGAACCACATGTGCGCCCCCTCCGTGTAGAGGAACGAGTCGCAATGGTTCTTCTCGTTGTGGCACTGGATGGGCAGGAACCGCCTGTTGCCGGTGGCGTCCGTTAGGAACTGCGTGTCGTTCGTCGTACCGATGAACACGCAGCAGCGCGGCCTGAACACGGTCTCACGCCCGTACTTTGGCCTGATGGAATCACCCGTGGACGTGATGAACGCCTTGATGCCCTCCACGTCCTTCGCCCGCTTGGTCGCGAGCAATTCCGCGAATTCGGCTATCCACAGGCCGCGCAGCTTTTCGACGGCGGCGTCGCCCTCGATGGTCTTGAAGTTGTCGTCGTACCATTCGCGGTTTGGGCAGAACAGCGACGCGAACCGCGACTTTCCGATGCCTTGGTCGCCAACGAGCACGGGCATGTAGTCGAACTTGATTCCGGGCTCGTAGGCCCTCGCCACCGCGCCGACGAGCCATAGGCGCATCACCGCCTGCTCGTACTCGTCGCACGCGCATCCGAGCATTTTCAGCAAGCCGCCGATGCGCTCGGTGCCGTCCCATTCGAGCGAGTCGAGCCATTCTCGCACGGGGTTTCGGCTGCACGCCTTCGCCTCGATCGCTACCGCGTCTATGACGGCCTCCTTCGCGTGGAGGCCGTAGTAACGCTCACAGTAGGCCGTGAGTGCCGCGTAGTCCTCATCGATGACGGGACGGCTCCCATCCTTCGTGTCCCAGGGAAGCGGCAGATCGGCCATGCGGCAGAACCCCGTCTCGCTCCACCAGAAGCGCCCCGACAGCTTCGGGTCGCCCTTGAGGATGCGCAGCGCGTTCTCGATGGTCTGCTTCACGTCGCCGCGCCCGCCGACCATCAGCTTCATGCCGCTGTCTGCGATGCTCGGCGGCTCCTTCCTGCCGCTGCCCTTCTCGTAACCAAGCGCGCTGTTGACAAGCTTGCGAAGCTCGGACTCGCCCAACGGCTCGTCGCACCTCGCCCTGTTCGCGTCGCTGACGCTTGTATAGATAGACTTGTCGTCCATGCCTCGCGATTGCAGGCTCGCCGCGTACTTAAAGAGCGTGTCGTTGCGCTCGCTCGTCTTGATGCGCTTCGGTAGGTCGAACGGTTTGCGCTCTTGCGCGCCGTTGTTGCGCACGAGGTCCAGCACCGACTGGTTGGCCTCGGCGATGGGGTAATCCTCGTAGTGCAGATCCCACTCGTAGCGCGCCCCGTTTGGGTGGACGCTCGGAGGAGCGACGATGTAGCCGCCGTCGCCGCGCACGTCGACGCCGTCGATGACGTGGGTGGCGTTGCGCACGCTTACGCCTGCTGGTGCACGAAAGAAGTAGTGAACTCCCCCGCTCCCCGTGGTTGCGCACGCCGTCTCTGGGAACTTCCCGTGGGCGCGCTCCCAGTCCGCAAGGTAGGCCGCGCCGTCGATGCCGTTGTGGGTGTCTACGTCCACGACGAACACGCCGCCCGACTTCTCGCCGGTAGCTATGCCGATGTTGCACGTGGGGTTGTCGGCCCACACGCGCGCTATCACGTCGGGGTCGTTGCTCGCGTCCTTGAAGCCGTGCTTCGTGGCGGGTTCCTTCGCGCCCTCCCAGCAGGGGAACACGGCGAAACCTGACTTGGCGTATTCGACGGCGGTCCTGCCGAGTTCGGATAGCTCGGTCATACCGCGAACACCTCCCCGGCGTTAATGAAGCCGCCGCCGTAGATGTATCTCCATGACAGGTAGACGCCAACCTTCTTCCCGATGAATTTGGATGTTTGGTCGTTGCAGAACGCGAAATCGCCATCGAAGCCTTTGTTTGATGCGTTGATTATCTTGATAATCTCGCGCGTATTCTTGAGTTGCCAATCCTTCCCGTAGGAGAGGTAGATGCAATGCCTATACCAAGGCTCGAATCTGAAGTAGTTCTCATGGCCCCCATCGGCTATGTCGAACACGAGTGCGACATACTTCTTTTCGGCGTTCTCGCGAACGCCCGTTATGCGCACTGCGTAGCGTCCGGGTTTGATAGTGAAATCGTTCTCAAAGTCGTCCCACGTCCGCGCCTTCGTTTTGCCATACGGCGGGTCTTTCCTACCGTCGCTCCACTTGCTTCTGAAGTCGTTCGACCAATTGCCCGACACGGTGTCACCTAACGCAGACGGAACGGCCTTGATGTAGTCCATTTCGGCGTTTATCTCCTGCATGTCGCAGAGATTGCCGCCCCTATCGGGGTGATGGGTCATCACGAGCGTCTTGTAGAGGGCCTTCGCCTGCTCTAGTGTGGAGCACTCGCTAAACCACTTGATCTTTACCGCTCGTCTCATACCTCACCCCCAATAGATCGCATATCCTCTCCGCGCTGCGCTTCGGCTCCACGAACTCGAACCTCACGCTGCGCGTCCTCTGCATGGTGTCCATTTGGCGGTGGAGCGTCGACCCTTGGAGCGGCTTTTTCGTGCCGTGCCGCAGGCAGATGGACCTGTTGTCGAGCGGATTGCACTCGCGGGCGCGCCGCTTCGCGCAAGCGCCGTATCCGCAATGCGAGTTAACCCACTCCGTTATGTCATCGAGGCTCATGGCTTCCTCGGTTTCCACGAGTACCACGAGCAGGCACCCCGCCGCGTTCGCGCGCGCTATCTCCCGCCTGAATCGGTTGTGGTCGCGCCCGAGGTTGGATGCCAGCTCGCCAATTGACTGCTTGGTATCTACGTAGATGTTCGATCCCTCGCGAGAATAGTCGCCAAAGTCCAGCTTGCGACGCACGACCTCGATGCCGTGCGCTGCAAACCATTCGTGCTTGACCGCGTGTTTGTCGCCGTCGTGGATTTGCTGCCGCGTGTCCTCGAATATCTGCGCGCCCATCGCATTACACGTTCAGGTTGCCGCTGCCGAACGATGCTGGCCTCGATGTAACGCCGCCACTCTTCCTGCGGTTGTCCGTTGTCTTAGGCTCGCGGTGCTCGCCTGTGCGCACCTGCTCTGGGGTGAGCCATTCGCCAACCTCGTAGGTCCACTTGTCGTACCCTTTCGTGTTCAGCGTCACGGTGCCATCGATGATCGCGTAGAACTCCTTGCCAACGAACATGTCGAACTGACCGCCGTTGATCGCGGCTACGGGGTCGAAGCCCGGGTTGCACGCCTTGAGTACTTCTGCCTTGCCCTTGAAGTAGTCCATGTTCGACCAGCTCAGGAACTCGCGGTGCATGTAGTCCTTATCGGGGTCTGGCCTGCCCTCCCAGTCCATGAAGTAGGCATCGCTGTACTTCATCGCGAAGTCGCCCTCGGAGATGTCGTACACGAGCGCGATGGTGCCCTTTTGGGGGTTCGCCAGCCCGTTGGTCACGGTGCCGTCCTTCTTCGTCCATTGTGTGCGCACCGCCTGCACCATGAGCTTCTGGACGCTCGGGAGCATCTGCTCGATGCCTCCGCCCCCGCCCTGCTTGGCCGTCGCGTTGTTGTAGTCGTTCATGTCGATGTAAGGCATTGCGGTTTCTCCTTGTCTCTAGCCTTCGACTCTTTCATGAATGCGGTACGCCTCGCGGATGCGCGAGTCGACCGCCTTTAGGTCGTTGTCTATGAACTCGTCCGGGAACAGCCCGGGCGGGCACTTCGCGGGGTTCGCGTTGTTGGTGTGGAAGCCGTAGCGGTCGCCTTCCTTGACGGCCTGCAGCGTGCAGGTAACAAGGCCGCGGATCAGCAGCTTCTCGTTTAGCAGCTTGCCCACGGTCAGGAGGTCCACCGTCCCGTCCTGCTGGCGCTCCTCGTGGAACACGAAGTAGACGATGCGCGTCGCGTCCCCGTCCTCGATGACGGCCTGGAACAGGTTCCAGATGCGCGCCGCGATGTCCGTGTAGACTTGGAACTTGTTGTCGTACGCCTCGTCGCCGGTGGACCACCTCACGTACATCTCGCTGATGCAGTAGCCGCAGTCGTCGACCACGACGGCGCGCTTCTCGTGGTGGTTCGCGAGGTAGCTCTGCACGATGTCGACGCGCAGCGGCTTGTACCCGTTCTCCGTCGCGAGCCTGGTGGCCAGGTCGGGCACGCCCACGCTCTCGAGCGGGTTGTCGAAGAACGGCAGCATCTTGCCCTGCACGTTCAGCACGGTCACGTCCTCGGACGCGAAGTTGCGCATCGAGTACGACTTGCCCGTGCCGCTGTTGCCCATGATCAGAATCGGAATGCTCATTTCCCATCCTCCAGTTCTTCCAGCGCGGCCTCGAACGACCGCATGAAGTCGGTCCACATGTCCACCTCACCGTCGCGCTCCGCGCGCTCGAACAGCGTGGACAGCGCGAGCCTGGCGCCTGCGAAGTAGGGCGTTGACGCGAGCCCCGCCTCGCCCATCTCGTGGACGGCCTGGTCGAGCACCTTCATGAGTCCCCGCACGTCGTTCTGCTCGAAGATGAACTGCGCGTCGTAGGTGCGCTGCGGCCTGTATTTGCAAAGCGTCATCGCACGCCTCCTATGCACTCGGCGCGGTAGAACGCCTCGCCTTCTTCGGCGTACCAGTCCTCCCCGCTCTTCAACCGCTCGATCTCGTCCCAGTCGATGTGCCAGCCGCAGTAGGGGCAGAACTCCCAGTCCGGCTCGAGCGTCGCCATGCAGTGCTTGTTCATGCACTCGGGCGCGTCCTGCCAGTTGAAGTGGCCGTTTGAGCCGTTGGTCCCCATGGGGTAGTTGTCGCTCGCGCTCATGTCTAGGCTCCTTCCACCGTGTCGTGGACGTACCATTCGCCCGAGTTGAGCCAGTAGAAGTCGCTCACGTCGTCGCTCTCGAACAACCTGGCGTGGCCAGCCGTCGCGTCCGCGCGCATCCCGATCTGCGCCGACTCGTAGCCGTCGGCGCGCATCGCCGTGCGCAGGCGCTCGAGCGCGAGCGCCGTCCTGGGCGGCATGCTCTTGGTCGCTACCATCCGAACATCACCGAGCCCAATCCCATGAGCGCGAAGCTCGCGCCGACGAGCCAGCCTGCCCACGTGGTCCCGCGCCTGTAATTTGATACAATGCCAGCGGGGTTGACATGCCCCCGAGCTTTGGCGTGCGCGGTTTGGCGACTCCGCACGCCTTTCTCTTTGCCTTTCATCACTGTCTCCTTTCGCTGTAGTGCACGCTGTTTCGCGCCCACCATTCCCGAAACTCCGTCACCATCACGCTGCCGTTCTTCGTCGTGCCGCGCTCGTATCTAAGCGGCAGCGGGTCCTCCTCACGCCTCGCCCACTCGTAGAGCGTGTTGACGGTCTTGCCCATCTGCTCCGCGAGGTCCGGCACCGTCACCATCACGGGCTCCATGTCCACCTCCTTTCGTTTCACCCATCGGCCCCCGCGGGAACGCGCAGCGCCGGTAAACCAAGATAAGGAGGAGTCATGGCTGTGCCGTCGTTATGCGTCAAGGGAAAGAAGCGCCGCGCGGCCCCGCATGGGCCGATGGGTTGCTGTCGTGTTGCGTCCACGGTTCTTCCGAGGCCCGTTGGCTATTACTCTGGTCCTCCCAGCGGTCTTCTGTCCGGCTGGGGCCTTGCCGTTCCCCGTGGTCGTGCATTCGGTTTTCAAGGTACAATTCCGTAAAACGGAATCCTTAAGGCAAAAAAAGAGAGGTTACGGCCTCTCTTAGAATTTTCTTCCCGGGGCCGTTTAAGTTGCGATAAAGGGAAGTTAGTTCGCTTAGCTTGAAATCTCCTGGCCTGCTCTCCCGTGACGCATAGGTCTGTCGAGCGGCTATTCCGCATAGTTTAGCTGCGTCTTCGAGCGATAGATTCGATGCTCGCCTCGCTGCCGCAAACTCTTCGGACTCGATCTGCACCGTGCTCATGGACACCTCCTTTCGACATGACTATTTAATCACACCGTTCCGTTAAACGCAATAAGAACTTTCGTAAAATGGAATCTACAAGTTGTAGAATATGCGTATAACGGAAGGAAGGAGCGGAAATGGGCTTGCCTGAAAACATCGACGCCCTGCTCGTGAAGTTCGATCTCACTCCCACGGCGCTCGCCGAGAGCGTCGGCGTTTCGGAGTCCACAGTATCCCGTTGGCGCAACGGTGGCAAGATTCGGGGGGCGAACCTCGAGACCCTTTGCAAGCTGTACGACCTCTCAGAGGATGATGTGCTGTCGACTTACAACGGTCTTGCAGCGAAGGAGCACGGATGTGCTGGCAAGGGCTTCGTGGCCGTCCCTCTCCACGGACGAGTCGCTGCTGGCATCCCCATCGAGATGCTCGAAGTGAACGACATGAGCGAAGCGCCAGCGCGCTACGTCGACGATGATCCACAGGCGTTCATGGTGCGCGTGGTCGGCGACTCGATGAACCGCTGGATCCACGACGGCGAGTACGCGCTCGTCTCCCCGAAGTACACCGAGCCGAACGACAGCGACATGTTCCTCGTGACGGTCAACGGCTACGACGCGACTATCAAGCGCGTCCGCAGGCTGGCGAACGGCGTCGAGTTGATACCCGACAGCTACGACCCGACGTACAGGCCGCAGGTATACGACTTCAACGAGGACGACACGCCTGCTATCAAGATTCTCGGCAAGGTCGTGTGGTGGTGCAAGGAGTTCTAGGAAAGGATTTACGATGAAGAGATTGATGTTTGTGCTAGTTGCGGCTTTCGTCGCCGTCATGATCGCCGGGTGCGGCTCGTCTTCCGCGCCTGGCTCGTCGGGAACGTCGTCATCCGAGCAGGCGTTCGAGTCGGACATCGCCCTCGTGAAGTACCGCGAGGCAATCGAGCCTACCCAGGGCAACGTGATGTTCAACTTCGCGCTCGAGAACAGGACCGACAGGACCGTCATGGTCAGCGGCGAGAACGCGATGCTCAACGGCCAGTTCGCCGTCCAGACGCTCGGAGGCGCTGCGACCCCCATCGCCCCAGGAGCCACCGGTTCCGTCTCGGTGACGTTCGGCTACACGGTCCAGACGCCGATCGAGAACATGGACGGCATCGAGTCGTTCTCGTGCGACCTCGTCCTGCGTGACAACGACAATTTCGACGTGATCGGAGCGGTCCCCGTCGCCGTATCTGTCAAGTAAAAATAGATCAGCCCCCGCGCGTCCGGCCAAGACTCACGCGGGGGCTATACAGCACGTCGTATCGGAACGTCTGCGAGGTGATTTTACCATGAGAAGCGCCATGGGCTCCATCCAAAGGCTCGGCAAGGACTACTACAGGGTAAGCTGCGAAGGACGCCCGAAGCCTGACGGGTCGCGCAACCGCCCGAGCGAAGTCGTGAGAGGGCCGAGGTCTAAGGCTGAGGCCGTGCTTGCGCGACTGATACTCGACAACGGCGGTAGTATCGATGCCGAGATGACCGTGTCCGAATACTGGGAGACGTTCTACCGCCCGTCTATCCAGGGACTCTCACCTTCCACCGTACACGGATACGAGCATCAGTACGAGAAGTACGTGGAGCCTATGTTCGGCGACGTGCTCCTCGACTCGCTCACTGCGCGAACGATAGAGTCGAAGCTCGCAACTATAGACAAGCCTGGGGCTCAGAGAGGCGCGTACAAGCTGCTCCGCCAGATCGTAAACGAGGCGTACAAGGACGAAATGGTCGAATCGAACCCGTTCCACCGCCGCATACGCCTCAAGCGCATGGAGAAGTACGAGCCAGACGTTCTGCTCCTCGACGACATCCCCGCATGGGCTGAAGCTGTGAGAGACTCGCGATGGGAGCCCGTGCTGCTGTGCATGCTGTTCGGCGGTCTGAGGCGCGAGGAGGCGTGCGCGCTCTACTGGTCCGACGTATCGTATGACTCGGGGATGTGCTCCGTGCGCGTCGACAAGACGCTCACAGAGGTGAAGGGAAAGCTGCACGCTGGGCCGACCAAGACGCCCGAATCGAAGCGCACCGTGTTCCTCGTCGGGTATCCAGCTGAGAGGCTGTGGGCGATAGAGCCGCAGGGGCCGATGCACCCGCTTGTGCCAGACTCGAACGGGAAGAGGATGGCGCCGAACAAGATTTCTAACGAGTACAGGAAGCTGATCAAGAAGTCGGGCGCGAAGTATGTGCCCATGCGGAACCTGCGCAACTCCTACGCGACGATAATGCAGGGGCTCGGCGCGTCAGATTCGCTCATATCCAAGAGCCTCGGGCACACAAATCTCAACGTCGACTACGCGCACTACTTCGCAGCGAACATGCCGGCGCACATGGCGAACGCGAGGATGCTAGGCGATGCGGTTAGTAGCATTTTGTAGCATGGATTTGTCGACCGTGTGCACCTATAATTCGATGTTACATCTGGTCAAAGGTGGCGCGCCCAGTAGGAATCGAACCTACAACCGTCGGATTAGAAGTTGCGGCTGGGGTTACGTTTCGCCTGGTCACAGCGCCGTTTACCTGGCGTTTTAGTTTTCGTAGTGTTATATGATAGCATGCAATATCGCAGAGTTGTCACACGATGTAACATGCCCACGAAACGAAAAAAGGCCCCCGAGCCCGAAGGCCCGGGGGCGTATAGGTATAGACCTAGCATCTCGGCGGCGTCATGAGGTACGCGAGAACCGCGCACACGAGCACGAAGCCGCCCACGCTCAGGAGCGCCATGCTAGTCGCGCATCCTCTCCGCGAGCTTGTCGGCGATTGCCTCGGCGACCTTGCCGTAGTCGATCTCGGCCGCCCCAAGCTCGGCGGGCGCGACGTTGGACAGCGCGGCCTTGATCTCCGCCACGTCCTTCTCGATGATCTGGATTCGACCGAAGATGTCATGCCCGTCTGGGTTGTCGTGCCCCGCCGTGTCGGTGCGGGTGAGCTGGTTGTAGATGTCGGTGAGTAGCTGGTAGACATCCTTGTCCCCGTTCATCGACTGGTTCTTGTAGGTCAAAACGTCCATTGCGCTCATGTCGTCCTCCTCGTCTGCTAGGCCGTTGTAGTGAAGTATCCCGTCCCATGGGAAATCGTAGTATCCGGCGATCCTGCTCTCGCCGCCCGTCTGGTCGCCGACCTGACCGCCCGTGACGTCTCCGTACTCGTTGATGCAGAATTCGCTCAGCACGTCCGGGTACTGCGTCTGGCACATCGCCACGTGGCTCGCCTCGTTGAGGTAGAGGTCGCCCGTGTCGGCGATGAAGCTCATCGGCTCCCACGTGAAAAGCCCCGAGCCCGTGAAGAGCTCGACCTCGTTGCCCGTGTACCACGATTGCCAGTTGCCGTCCTTGTCGTAGCCGTTGTAGCCCAGCACGCCCTCGTAGGGCGAGCCCTGCAGGGCCAGCTCCCACGCCTTCTTGACGCTGCTCGAGCAGTCGAAGTCGTCCCCGGGGATCTCGTAGGTCCTCCCCCCGACCTCGACGTAGCACGGGCCGTTCGGCCCCTGCCCCCATCGGCCCCCGCCTTGCGTGTAGCCGTGCTTCGGGCATTCGCACATGTGGCGGTGGATCGCCGCCGCCACCTCGTTGCGCTTCACCTTGCGCCTCCCTTCCATCGCCTCCCAGTCTTCCCGCTCGCCGTAGAAGACGCTCAGGTCGAGGTTCCCGCCATAGCCCCCGATTCGCCCCGTGGACGTGTACTGGTAGCAGGTCATCCTGTCCCAGTTCCCAGTCCCGCCGTAGAGCGGCGGGGCTGCCTGGTAGCCCCTCGGCTCCCTTTCCCTTTTGTAGGGCGCGGGGCCCCCCCGGGGGGCCCGCGGCGCCCCGGGGGGGGGGGTGTTGGGGGGGGGTGGGGGGGTGTGGAGACAG